AGAAGAATCAACAAAAGCTGCAAACGACTTAATTAAACAGCAAGAGCAAGCTGCAAGGCAACTTGAACAAGCAAATCAAAGAGTCCAAAAAGAATTAGATTCTATGATTGCTGGTTTCCAAAGCCTAACACCTTTGTTTAAAGGACCATTAGTTAGCTATGGTTTAAAGATGATAGCTAAAGGCATTGGATACAAACAACCACAAACATTAGCAAAAGGAGGAGAGGTTTCTTATCTTGCTGATGGTGGTGATGCTTCTGGCCCAATGAAACCAAAGGGTACTGATACTCAACCCGCAATGTTAACTCCAGGTAAGTTTGTTGTAAAAAAAGATGCTGCTAAAGATCCAGAAAACAGAAAACAACTTGAATCAATAAATAGTGGTAGAAATAAAAAGAAAACAGAATATCGTGCATCTGGTGGTTCTGTTGGTGGTGTTGGATATTACGCTGCTGGAGGATCAGTTGGATCAATAATTGCATCAGCAATTGTGAATATAGGTTCTACAGTTGCTACGATAGCCACCGCAGCTAAATCAATTACTGTTGTAGGTGCAGCATCTACAGCATTAGGTGTTGCATTTAACAGCGTTACACAATCTGTTAAAATAGCTAATCAAGCACTTGCCATTTTTGGACCAATGGTTTCAAAAGCAAATCCGGCATTAATGCAAAAGCTTGAAATAGTGATGAATGATCTTAGTGGTGTAATAGGAAGGGCTTTAATACCAGCGGTTGAATACCTTTCTCCATTGCTTAGAAAGTATGCAGACTATGTAGATTATTCGATGAAAAAATTAGCTCCATCAATAAATAAATCTGCTGTTGCATTTGATAATGTTGCATCTCCTTTAATGGATTTAGGTGCAGTTATATATAGTGTGATTGGCCCAGTATTCAACGCATTAGCCACTATAGTTGTTGGAGTTTCAAATGTATTAAAACCGATAATAGAATTTATAGCTGCGTTTTCATCAGCATTAGTTCAAACAATTGGAATACTTGCATCACCAATTGTATCTGTAGCTATGGCAACCCTTAGTTTTGCATTTGATGCATTAACACTTGTTATAAAAACAACTCTTGGAATAATTCAAACTTTACTTGGAGCATTTGTAAACATAGTTGGATTAATTATCCAAGGTCTTGGGAAAGTGATATCGTATATACCTCTTATGGGAGATGTTGGAAAAAGCATTGCTAAAGGTGGAGAAGCGATATCAAAGTCAGGTGAAAGTCTTAAGCAAGGTAAACCAGCAGAACAAGATAGGATAAAAAAAGGATCTTCTGTTGGTGCAGCAGTAAGAGAAGTTTCATCAACATCAATCGCTGGAGTTGGTGACGAAGTGAGAAAAAATGCAATGATGGCAGCATCTGGCCAAAAGACTCAAGAAGATATGCTTGGCGATATTTCTAATAAATTAGACAAGAATGCATTGGCAGATGCTTTTGCAGAAGGAATGAAAAAAGCTAAAGATAATAAACCACAAACTACACCACCTGTTCAGATACAAGGTAAAATACCTGGTGCTTTAAGCAAACAAGAACAAGTTCAATTAGGAACGGTTTAAAAACCAAGGAGATATAAATGCCATCAGTACCTTTTAACCAGCCGGATCTTTGGACAGAAGGTGATATATCAGAAAAAATAGCTAGCATATCTCCAGGGGTTTCTTCTTTATCTATAGAAGGTGATAGTAGAGCAACATTAACATACATCATAAATGGGCCTGGGATGGATTTAAATCCAGAAAACCCATTAGCGTTGTTTTGTCAACAGGCTTTAGGCGATACGAAAATAAATACAACTGATGGTTCTTTAATAAGAACTCCACCTATGACTCATCCTCAATTTCGTTGGCTTTATGCAGATAGAATATCAAGCATAAAAGGTATTGGATTAGAAAGAAAAAATACTGAACCAGATTCTGATTTGCTTTCTTGGGATACAAACGCATCTGCCTCTTGGCAATATATTCCACCTTATTATGTGGTATATGACAAATACGAAGTAGTTGTTGAATTTGCAACAAAACCATACTTAGTTGTTAGTGATGCTGCAATAGATAAGCTTAATGAAGAATATGAGGGTGTATACAGAATAGACGGAGGTGATGGAACATATTACATGGATGATGGCAGTCAAGGTGTTGCTGTTGGAAATCCAATTAGAGAATATAGAAGATTTTCAACATATACAACGGAGTCTTCTGCCGAATATTTGACAATGAAGGGTGGTGCATATAAATTTGATTCTGATGTAGAACAGGTTAATGGTCAAACGATTGTAGGTTTTTATGGTAAAACATTAATCCCCAAAGTTGTATTTAAATTAACATGGTTTCAAGTTCCTTATGAATTTGTTGATCCCACTAATGATGCTTCAACAAACATTTATGAAGCACTAGGAAGAGTTAATCAAAATTATTTTTATGGTTTTGAACCAGGGGAATTGCTTTTTACTGGTTTTACAAATACTCAAAAAATAAGAAATCAGTTTGATGTTATATCGTATAATTTAAGTGATTTGGCTGATCTTCCTACCTTAGAGTCTCTTCTTTACACCGATATAACCTTTAATTTTCTTTATATACCTATTTTTTCAACAGATGTTAATGGCGATCCTTATCCTAGTGAACCAGCAGGGATTATAAATCCAGACAATTTGAGTTATATTAATGCTGGTCATAATTTAGCAATGACCAATGTAAATAAAAGGTATTATCCAGTAATATCAGAAGATTCATCCCCGCTTCCAGAACCAAATCTTAGGAAAAAACCGATCTATGGAAGTTATCCTTTTGAGTTGATGTTTAACGCATTACCGTATAAAATGAATGATGTTCCAGTACCATAAGAGGTGTTATATGCTAGCGGGAACCTACAACATAATTTGCGAACAGGGTGCGACTTTTCAGCGTAATATATCCGTTGTAAACGCTGACAACACCGAACCCGATTACACTTCTTCTACTGCAAGAATGCAAGTTCGACCTACAGTTTTATCTCCAGTAATCATTATTGAATTAACTACGGAAAACGGAAGAATAACTCTTCTCAATAACACCATTACGCTTGATATTATTGCAGATGATACAGAAGCATTGCCAACTGGTGCTTATAAATACGACCTTGAAATTCAGACTGGTGCTGATGTTATTAGGCTTGTTCAAGGCAGCTTTACGGTTTCTCCCGAAGTCACTAGACCAGTACCGTAAGGAGCATCATGGCAACAGATATTTTCGCTAGAGTAACTGTATTGGAAGACCCTGTTGGAGTTACAATTTCTGCTCCACAGGTTATTCCTACCCTGTCTGACCCTGTTTCTACTGTTACTGTTTTAGATGACAGCAACATAGCTGTTTTTAGATATGTTAGTTTTACTCCATCATCTTTATCTATAGGACTTACTGCACAATCCAATGTGTTTACGGTAACAGGTAGTCCAATTACGACTAATGGAACATTTGATTTAAATTTTATTTCTACTGGTGCTAATACTTTTCTTGCTGGGCCAGTAAGTGGTTCTGGATTGCCTTCATTTAGAACAATCAATGCAGCAGACATCCCTGATATTTCTTCAAAATACTTAACCGCTGTATCTCATAACAATACTCTAACTGGAGATGGAACTGCTGCTTCACCTCTTCAGGTAGTTACAGGAGGTGCTGTTGGATCTGTTAATTCAGTTTCAATGACATCAAGTGATTTTGCTATATCTGGTTCACCTGTAACTTCATCAGGAACTATAGTTGCCAACCTTGCAACAACAGGCGTATCTTCTGGTGTTTATGGTTCATCAACACAAATACCTGTTGTTACAGTTAATGCAAAAGGACAGATTACAAACGCAACTACAGCATCGATTTCAATTCCAACTCAAGGATTGACATCTGTTGGTATTCTTTCGTCTAGTTTAACCGTTACTAATTCACCAAGAACAACCAACGGAAATATTACGGTTGAAACTGGCCCAACAGGAGTGACATCGGGTGTATACGGTAGTAATGCCTCTATACCGCAAATTACAATTGGTTCAGATGGTAGAATAACATCAGCAACAAACATTACTGTTGGAACTCCAGGAAGTGGTATTGGTACAGTTACTTCAGTTGGATTAACCTCATCAACATTATCTGTAAGTTCAACACCAATTACTTCAGATGGATTTCTTTCAGTTAATCTTGCATCTTCAGGTGTTATTGCAGGAATATACGGAAATTCAATTACAATTCCAGTCGTTACTGTAAATTCGTTTGGTCAAATAACTAGTGTAAGCACAACTCCTATTAACCCTTTGCCTCCATCGACAAAAGTTATTGGTGGTAATTCGATTGATGATACTCCATTATATTTGCTTCAAGACGATAACACGCAAATTGCAATCCCTGCAAATTCAACAGTTCTTTTTATTGCTTTGATTGCAGCAAGGCAAGTAGGTGCAACTGATAATAGTGCAGCATTTAAAATTGAAGGTTGCATTGATCGGGGTGTTTTAGCTTCTACTACAGCTATGGTAGGAAGTCCAATTTATACCACTATTGCCCAAGATAATTCTTGGGCTATAGTTGCTCAAGCTGATCCTATTGATGGTGCATTAAGCTTTATTGCAACGGGTCAAAACGGAATGGAAGTTGATTGGTGTGGTCAAGTTGACCTATTAATTTGTACCAATGATTCTCCTTCACCAACACCTACACCTACACCAACCCCTACACCAACCCCTACACCAACCCCTACACCCACACCTACACCCACACCTACACCTACACCTACACCCACACCTACACCTACACCTACCCCTACCCCTACACCAACCCCTACACCTACACCTACACCTACACCTACACCGACACCTACACCAACCCCAACACCTACACCATTTATATATGTTAGTCAATCCGGTGGCGGTGGTAGTTACATTGGAACTGGAGGAAGTTCTGGAGATCCTTTGCAGGGAAATGTTAATTACGATTCTATTTCAGGTTCTTCAGACTTAACATTTAATACAGGAATTTCAGGAACTCTTTATTATTATTATTCAACTTCAGATATGATGGGTGCTGGAATTTCAGGTAATATGTTTGTTAATGGAAGTCCTCTTGGAGTTATTAACGGAACTAACAGTAATTCTGGTTCAATGTCTATAACTTCTGGTCAATCAGTAGTGTTTACATTTCTCAGCACTTCTTCAATGTCATCTTATTACTTTAGTGTTTACATTGTTTAAGGAATATTTATGCCAATAAAGATCAATAACAAAACAAGTGTAAACCAAATATCTTTGGGCGAAATTATAATCGTTGAAAGTAATGGTGAAGGTACAGAATCTGTTTCTATAAAAGCTCCATCATTAACAACATCATTAAATTTAGTTCTTCCTAATTCAAACGGAACTTCTGGACAACTTCTTTCAACAGATGGATCTGGAAATCTTTCTTGGAAATCAGATTCAACTGCTGGAGTTTCTTCTATTACTTCTGGAACTGGTATTAGTGTAGATAAAACAACAGGTGCTGTTACTGTTACAAATTCTGCACCAGATCAAACAGTTAAAATAAATAGCGGTACAGGGATTTCCGCAACTGGAACTTATCCAGATTTTACTGTTTCAAGTTTAATAACTCAATTTACCGTTTCTGATGCAAGAAATTCAATTTCATCAACTGCTACAGGCTTAACTTATACTTCTGGAACAGGTGTATTTAGTTTAACTTCTGGCTATTCAATTCCAACTTCAACTTCCCAAACTAATTGGGATACAGCTTATACGAATCGAATAACTAGTTTAACTACAACTGGAAGCGGTGCAGCAACCTTAGTATCTAATGTTTTAAATATTCCTACACCATCAGCAGCAACATTTACATCTTTAACTGTAACAGGAAACAGCGGTTCAAGCACATTATCATCAGGTGTTTTAAATGTTCCAACCTACACCCTAGCTGGTTTGGGTGGTATCAAACTTACTGACCTGAGTTCAACGGCAACAGGCTTAACTTACACCAATACCACAGGGGTTTTTTCCCTAACTGCTGGCTATTCAATTCCAACGACATCTTCACAAACTACTTGGGATTCAGCTTATACACAAAGATTACAATGGGATGGTGGAAATACAAATTTAGTTGCATCAACAGGAAGAACTTCCTTAGGTGCAACTACAATTGGAAGCAATATTTTAACCCTTGTAAATCCTTCGGCAGTAACATTCCCAAGGTTTAATGCAGATAATACTGTTTCTGCTTTAGATGCTGCGACTTTTAGAACTGCAATAGGTGCTGGAACATCTTCAACTTCTGGAACTGTTACTTCAGTTGCAGCATTAACTTTAGGCACAACAGGAACTGATGTTTCTAGTACAGTTGCAACAGGAACTACTACACCAGTTATTACCTTAAATATTCCAACCGCATCTGCAACTAATAGAGGTGCTTTAAGTTCTTCAGATTTTACAAACTTTAATACAGCATATACAAATCGAATAACATCCTTAACCGTTACTGGTTCATCAGGTGCTGCAACTTTAACAAGCAATACTTTAAATATTCCCACTTATACCCTTGCTGGTTTAGGTGGTATTAAGCTAACTGATCTTTCTTCAACTGCAACAGGATTGACATATACGAATACAACTGGTGCTTTTTCTTTTACTGCTGGTTATTCAATACCAACAACTTCAAGCCAAACAAACTGGGATAGTGCTTTTACGCAAAGATTGCAATGGGATGGTGGTGCAACCAACCTTGTTGCTGCAACAGGTAGAACCTCATTAGGTGCAACTACTGTTGGTAGTAACTTGTTTACCCTTACTAATCCTTCAGCGATTACATTTCCAAGGTTTAACGCTGACAATACAGTTTCTTCTTTGGATGCTGCAACTTTTAGAACTGCAATTGGTGCTGGTACATCATCAACAACCGGAACTGTAACATCAATTGCAACAACTTCACCAATTACAGGTGGAACAATAACAGGAACAGGCACGATTGGAATTAACGCATCTAGTGCAAATACTGCTTCTTTTGTTGTGCAACGAGATGCTTCTGGAAATTTTTCCGCTGGTACAATTACTGCAACATTATCTGGAAACGCATCAACAGCAACATCTGCAACTTCTGCTACCTCTGCAACAACTTCAACTAACATTGCTGGTGGTGGTGCGGGTCAAGTTCCTTACAATACTGGATCTGGTGCAACTAGTTTTCTTGCTGCGGGAACAGCGGGGCAAGTATTACAATCAAATGGAACAGCAGCACCGAGTTGGGTTTCTTCTTCATCAATATTTCCATCTGCATCAATGCAAATGTTTGCTGGTGCAATTACTCAAACGGTAAGTTCTGGTGTGGTAACAACAACAGCACCTACTGGATGGTTATTGGCTAATGGGAATGCGGTTTCAAGAACTACATATAGTGCATTGTGGACAGCATTAGGAACGACTTCTAGCCCCTATGGGCAAGGCGATGGAAGTACAACATTTAATTTACCTGACATGAGATCAAGAACTGCAATTGGTGTGGGTCAAGCATCTGGTCTTTCAAATAGAACTTTAGGTGGTACAGTTGGAACTGAAAGCGAAACATTAACATCTTCGCAAATTCCAGCACATACTCACCCAAATACAGTTGGTTCTACTGCTGGTGGAACAAACAACATAACAAGCGGTATGAGTGCAAATACAGTTCATAATCATAGTGTAGATAGAGCAGCATGGACTAATAACGGTTCTAATCCATATACATTTACTGGCGGTGCTTCTAATATTGCTCTGCAAAACATTGGGATTAATAATTCTGCTTCATTAGACCATTCACACAATATTTTTATTACCAATAATAATAATACTGGTGGTGGTGGATCGCATAACAATATGCAACCAAGTATTGGGTTAAATTACATTATTAAAACATAGGAGTTCTCATGTTTACGCAAATAAGTTTGAATGCAATTGTTATAGACTCTGATTATTTATTTACATTGATGGCAACAGACGAAAACAATGTAAGCAAAACAATAAAAATGCCTATTGCTTTAAGTTCAGATGAAGGTGTTTTTGTAAACAATTTAATTAATCAAGCATGGAATTACATTCCAGATGCTGAACCAGATGCTTTATCTCAAGCAAAAGCAAGAAAGCTGCAATCAATAAATAACGAATGGCTTAATCTTGAAAGAATAGGGTGGGATACAGGATTACCACAAGGGCATTTAGGCATAACACCTAATGATGTTGCCTTAATCTCTGGTGCATTCGCATTAGCTAAAGAAGCAGCAAATTTAGGCCTTCCAATACCGTCTTTAGTAACCCTCGAAAACAACGAATTGTCTTTTAATACCATTACCGAAATGCTACAATTAATGCTGTTGTATGGCCAGTCTCGCTCCCAAATGTCTATGCAAATAGCATCCAAGAGAAAGGCTGTTGAAAATGCGTTAACTATTGAAGAAGTAGAGGCAATATGATGCTCGCAGACATAAATATTGTTGATATTTTTGAGCGATTCGGTGTGGCATTAAGTTTTCTTGTTTTTATGTTATGGGCTGTTTATAAAGGATTTAGCTGGTTAGGCCAAAATATTATACTTCCATTGCACCAAAGACATATGGTATTTATAGATAGGTTAGAGAATTCCATTGGCGAGGTGGCCAAGGCCCAAGCGGAAAGCTTGAGGATTTTAACAGAAGTGTTAAATTACACTAGGACTTTAAAAAAGGAAGTGAAGCAATGATTGATTTTCCAGATTCTATGCCTACGGATGCCATGATGTTAATTGTGGACAAAATTCGTGGAAAAAAAGATGTAGGTAATAAAGAATTTAGTAATGCATTATGGAACATTGTTGGCTATGCTGCCGACCAAGTTATTCCAGATGATAGGCAAATATTTCAAGACAAAGAAGTATCTCTTGATGACTTTGCAACTATCCTAGAACAAGCCATTCCTCAGGGTGATTTCCACGGAAATCCAATTACAATCGGAATTATTCCTTGGTCAATAATTTTAAGAACAGCATTAAAATTGTTGATCTCTGTTTTCTTATAAGCACATTTTAAAGCACATCGTAAACAAAAGGAGCAACTATGATTAATTTGTTGTTTTTAGTATTTCTTCAAATACCGACTATAGAACTCCCTGCAAAGGTTTCTGGACAACCAGGGGCATTTATAAGCATTGCTTCAAAGACTGAAGCGAAAACTGTAAGATGGGTTTCAATTGACAAAGGTCTTAACATTTTCCCTGTGGATTTACTTAAGGATTCAAAAACCCTTGTGGTTACTTCACAGGCAGAAGGTGTGTACAGACTGTTTGCTTATGTTGGCAATGAGTTTGGGCCTTCTGAACCAGCGTTTACATCTGTAGTAATCGGTGATGAGCCAGCACCCGCTCCACCAGTAAATCCAGACAATGACATCAGAGCAGCAGCAGCAAAAGAAGACAAAGATCAGGTAAAGTGGTTGTCTATGTTTTATGAAGAGCTTGCAAAAGAGTGTCAGAAAAACGACTACGAATTTCTTACAGATGTCTTTAAGGCAGCAAAGGCAACTATCAATAAACAATTCATGGAAAACGAACTTTTTAACCTTAGAGATGTAATTGGAAAGAGGTTGAATCAAAGGCTTCCGAAGGACGGAACGCTTAAACTTGATCAAAAACTCAGGGATCTTTTGACCAGCGAATTTAATCAAATAGCAAAGGAATTAAAATAATGAGTATGGAAAACCAGCCAAAATTTGGTGAAAGAAATAAAGCAAAAGAACCATTAATTGAATCTAATAAATTCGGTTGGTTACCAATTGATTCTCAGCCCAAAGAACTTCAAGACAAGTTCAATGCAAAGCTTGTTCCTTTTCAGATTGCTGGGCCTCCGTTAGACTTAAAAGAATCACTTCTTTACAAGGTAGTCAATAAAGCTGCGGGATACGAATTCTTTCCTTGGGATCAAAAAACAGGATCATGTGTAGGCCAAGGTGCATTAGCAGTCATGGCTACCCTTCAAGCTGTTGAGATTATCACCCAGAGGGAAACATTTGAGGAATGGAGGCTTCCGTTCATTCTTTATAATTATGGCCAATCTCGCAAGCGTGGAGGCCTCAATGGTGAAGGCGAAGGATCATTTGGTTCAAGCATGGCAGAATCTTTAAATGAAGATGGTTGCCCACCATTAGATCCAAGCTATCCACAACCTGTTTGTCAGCAAGACGGATCTTGGACTTTTGGTGCAAAGGCTGAAATGGCATGGTCAAACGGAAATAAACCGCCAATCGATCTTTCTGATTCGGCCAAAAGATTCAAAGTCAAAAGCACCTCAAAGCTTAAAAATAGCGATCAAGTAAAACAAGCATTATCAAACGGATACCCTGTTACCATTGCTTCTTCTTGGTTTGGATTTAGCGATTTAAAAGTAAGGCCATCTGGAAACCCTGCTGTTCTATTAGCCTCAAGAAACCAATCATGGGGGCATCAACAATCGTGTTTAGGGTTTACTACCCATCCAGAATTCGGATTAATCTTTTTGATTCAGAATTCATGGGGTAATGCTCATGGAACACCACCGGGAAATTTTGGTGAACCCAAGGGTTCTTACTGGATTAAAGCCAAAGATATGGATAGGATTTGTCTTGAGGAAGTATTTTCTTTCTCAAATTTTGATGGATACCCTGCACGAACCATCGACTGGTCGATATAATGTGTTTGGTTACTTTTTTTATTTAGGAGGAAGCAATATGTTTAGTCTAGTGTTGACGGTAGCTATGGTAATCGATCTCCCAATCCGCAAGGGTTCTTCATGTGCTAATGGGCAATGCTCTGCTCCAGTAGTGCAAGTCGAAAAGAAGGTCGAAAAAACCATTAAGATTGAAACAGTTAAAGAAGACACAAAAGTTTTCCGTGGTGGAAAGCTTCGATTCAGTCTTCGTGGTTCTAGCTGTTGTGGTCGATAGAAAGGAAGTTTTATGAATCCCCAAATGTCTATGCCTTCTGGTATGATGGGTGGTCAATCTGGGATGCCTTTAACGCATCCTTCACTTGACATTTTCGCAAGATTTATCAAGGGGGAAGCTACTAGAGATGAAGCGGTAAACGCTTTTGCAGATTATGTAATGACTGGAATCAGGGGAATTCCTGTTCCAGAACTTAATCTTGCTAAATCGGTTTTATCTTCTGAATCTAATAACTTTATGCAATATCCTCAAGTTATTCAATGCATGGCTTTATTGATCAAAAACCCTTGATTTAAAAGCAAATGTGTATGATAATTGCAGGACACAATTAAAACTGTGTCCTGTTTTTTTTAAGGGAAGCAAGATGAGAATACAACCAGTTCAAGGTAGCGGGATGAACGCTGGATATGATGCATCCACAGGCTCCATTACGATTTCTAATGAAGGCAATAGCCCATTTCTTTATGTTCGAGTAAACAATAAGATCCCTTTTGGTGACGAAGTTGAAGTCACAGGGTACTATCGGTTCTATGATTTTTATGAAGTTATTTGGAACGGTACTGATTTTGTTGAAGAAGTTGGAGGTTTAAAAGCTAATTTCTCTACTAGAACAACTTGTCCTAAAATGTATGCAATGCCATACGATATTGACGAGCCAAGCAACCAAGGAAACTTTACCGGCAATGTTGGGGTATCAGGTCAAGGATTAGTTTACATTGCTAGGCTTCGAGGCGTTGATTCAATTGATGGCAGGGATGTGTACGAATTTATTAGAAGCCTTGATCCTTCGTCAAAATGCTTTGTAGAAATAGACGAAACAGGAATTATTAATGGATATTATCCAGCATTAGGATTTGACACACTTTCTCAATCTTCTGCAAATATGGGTAAATTTTGGGCCAAAGATATTAATGGTGGCGAATTAATTTCTGGAAGGAAATATGTTGGCTATTATGTTGGAACATCATACGACCCATTCCCTGCTGATCCAATAAATTCAGATCCAAGACCAAGAGTAACTCTTTTGAATTCTCTTGTTTCTGGCCCCACAGGAATTACGGTAGTTACGGATGTAACTTGTGTAAATGGCGTTCTTTCAAACACATACGCAACGCTATACCCTTCAGAAACGGTTCAAGTTGCCGAAGACACAAGAAAGAGTTTTATTAGTTTAAACGATACACCTTCTTCTTATTCTGGTGTTGCAAATTACTATGTAGCAGTAAATCCAACCGCAACCGCATTGACATTTACATCTACTACACCATCTTCAGTTGTTGTTCCATCAATGTCTTTTATAAATCTAAAGGATTGTCCATCTTCTTATTCTGGAGCGTCTGGAGCAGTACTTACTGCAAGTTCATCAGGTATAGTGTTTACGACAGTTGCATTCACCACTCCAACCGATTCATCGATAATACCAAAGCAATCCTCATTGAATTCTACGGTGCAATTCAAACTCGTAAACGATGCACTTACTCCCGGTGCAAACAAATATTATGGAACTAATTCGGATGGTGTTAAAGGTTGGTACGATTTACCATAGGGGAAGCAATGGCATACAGACCAACAAATAACATCCAAGAAAATATAATTCATAGAAACACAATCTTTGATTCACAAGGATTTGTTTCTTGTTGCACCTGTGGTTATTGCATCAAAAAAACAGAAGATGCCACCTTATTGATTACAAATTTTAAACAAGCTCAACCAATTATTAATGAACAATCTATTGGTTCTACAATAATAGAGTTCTCTGATTACATGATCCCAGCATCAAATAGCAGTTTTGGGGAATATGTATTAACTCCAACTCCAATATCACAAAGTGTAATTCCAAAAGGATTGGCCGATAGTTTGACTTACTATCCATTTTTAAATTGTAATGGAGAGACAACTGAGCGAGCAACCGTATATCAAAACCCATATGGAACTTATTCTAGTTATTGGAAATTAGTTCCTTCAGGAGAAAAAACTGCTTATCCATATGATGTTGCTGTTATACCGGGAACTACAGGATTTAAAGAACAATTGCCATACCCATATTATTGGGGAATCAATTTTTTTAGTTCTACAACATATTTAAGAAAAGATATTTTTATTGGAGGAGATGATTCTGGATCTTATGACAATTATTTAGATTATATATCATCACATGACTTTAGTGTTGAAGGCCTAAATCCAAATACAAGTTGTTCCAACAATATTGTAAAAATAATAGATCCTGTTTTTTACCTTGATGTTTCTGGATATTCCTTTTCTTATACGCATCCTAATTATTCTTTCGTTGATTCAATAGAAAACATTTATACTGGCCCAGATGTTATTTCAACAGTATGTTCAGGTACAGACTCTTTTAACTGGTCTTATGATTTTTTATCAAGATCTAATAAGCCTATATATAAAGACGGATATGTTTTAAATAATTTTACAATCGACAAAAATGGTTCGTTCACATCTAAAATAACTTTAATAAACACCAACAATGTGAATTACTCGTCATATTTGCAAATAGAAAATCCACCTTGGTGGATAAGAACGCAAATTACTTCAGTAGATGTAATCCCTGCCTATGTATCAGCAATATCTTCAACATACCTTGATGATCAAACATTAAGTAGTTATTCAAAAAACGGATCTTTTGTTGATGTAATACCAAATCAAACTTGGCCTTATTACTATAATTTCTGTGGAGATCCAACAGAAGTGTTTTTTGGTATAAAAACAATAGATGTATTTGGCACTTTCTATGATTATCCAACACAACCAGCATTGCCTATAAATTATATTGCTTCAAAAACAAATAGGACTCAAATAACATCGACTACAAACGCAACAGGAAGAACGACTCTAACAATAAAAAATGTTTTATGGACTGGAAAAACACTTTTAACCAACAACTACATACACGACTTAGGTGCTGACAGACCTAATCTTGCATCAGGAAAAGTGCCATTAAATTACCAAGCAATTTTAAAAGGAGGATTTGAATCTGATATAGAAATATCGTTTCAAAGTGTACCTTATTGCAATCTAATAAACATACCTGACAGGCTAAAAAGGGTTACAGAGTTAAAAGTGAATTTTGAGAATTACGAAAAAATACCTCAATATAATATGCTAAAGTATTATCAAGCATTAAATTACTTTGAAGCTACACCATTAATAGGAGATCCTTTTTATACGGAAGAGGCGTTTAATAATTTTATGGTTCAAATGGCTTTTACATATGCTTTATATGGAAGAAGCAGTTTTGATAATTTTCAATATTCATTCTATGGAATTGAAGAATTTGAAAACATTGCTTTTTTACCTCCTAATGTAAATCAAAATAATTATTTTTTTGTAAGAAAAAGTTCTAATTCAGGCGTTTTTAATATAATAAAAAAAGACATAATAGAAATAGATCCTCCAGAACTTGCTTCATATACAGCAACTCCGGGAAGAGTTTATCCTGATTTTGATGTTCCTAGTAGGTTTAAAAGTTGTTTGTTAATTAATGGTGATTCTGATGTTTGGAAAACAGGAAATGAAGTTAAATTTGGTTCAGGTACAACTGTTTATTATTCAATTTATATAGAAGAAATTAAGGATGAAAAGCAAACTGCTGGACAATCTTTAATTAGGATAGCAACAACCTTAGAAGACGCAAATGATGGAATTTACATTCCAAATGTTGGATTAGAAGATCAGTTCAAAAACAAAACTTTAACTGTTAAATTCTTGTCTAAATACAAAGATGTTTCAAAAGAAAATCTTCCAAGATATGAAAATGTAAATCCAAACAATATTGATATAACAAATGTTAATGCAGATATTCTTGGTGCTTCATATTCTTCAAGTATTAATTACCCAACCTCATTTAATAGCAAATTTGATTTTTCTTTTAGTACATCAGGTACAGGTGGATTTTATACTGATTACAGGCTATTATCTATAAAGTTTTATATGCCAGCAACTTTTCCTGATAATCCTATATATTTAGAAAATTTTCAATTTGAAGGCCCCTTTTGGTATACCCCCCAAAATGTAAATCAAAACTTTGAAGTTATATCGTTAAGTCCATTAAAAATAAAATATCATCAAATTAAGTTTGATAATTACCACAATACAAATGCAGCAACACATTATTCTAATTTTTATTATAATTTTCCAAGAACAAATATAAATGTAACATTCCCTTGGTCTGATATTGAATCTAATATTGGTGGTGCATTATTCTTTGGTTTTCAATGCGATGTAATTATTGAAGAAGTTGTTGATGAATTTATTCAAGAAGCCTTACCAATTGAATTTAATCAGATTTTAGAAAATGTTGAATACATTCAAACATCAAGCTTGATGAATTCAAGAAAACCAATGGAAATGATTAACCCTGAACAATGCGAACACATTGGAAAAGTAATCGACAGAAAAGATTGCAATTGCCCTAAGAAGTGGGTTCGCTTATGTGATGTTCATGGAGAAACGGATTGGAAGAAATGTATGCAATGCAAAGATTTTAAGGTGTCCGAATGAAACTTTTCACCCTGTCGCAATTCTACTTCGGGTGAAATTCGTCTCAGGAAATTGCTAAAACAAGCCCTAGAATCATTCGGACGATATCAATATATAGATCGATCAATTAACAGGCAAGCCAACTCTTGATTTTATCGTAGTAAATATTGTCTTTAAATTTGCTCACATCTATATTTGGAAATCTCTTTTTATCAAACAAAGTGTCTACGGAATAATGGACGATGTAGTGCGATCTTTCTAACTCGTTTATTCCCGGTACATAAAGAATATTCACGGAATTCATCTTTACAGAATTGCATTCGCAAGCTGCCTGTAAAGCGTACATTCCAGCCCACCATCGAATATTTGTATCAACTTCTTTTTTAGTTATATCTTTGTGAAACCAAATCCAATCCAAAAGAATCTTCTTAAATGTTTCTGCTCTTCCAACGATGGGAACGAAGCCTCCATTATAATAGTTCGTTTTGTTATCGGTATAATTTCCAATAATTCTTTTATTTCCTGATAAACTTTTAAGATGCCACTTTTCATATATGTCGCTAACAATTAATTCGTTTTTGCCTACAGCTATATTGGGATGTTTTTTTAAATGAAACATATCGCAATCTAGTAGTTCTATTACATCGTCATCCTTAAACCTTGATATGGTTTGAATTAAACCTACCTGAATGTTTAGTGGAAGAAGTATTCCGTCTTCCTTTATTCCAAGATTGTAATCGAAAAATGATTCGCAGAGTTGGTTAGGAATATCTTGATGCCAAGGGAATTGATTAATCGTTGGAGATGATGAATGATTTCTTTTAATTATAATTGCTAATGCTTTTTGATATGCTTCATTTCCGTACACATTGAGGTGGTTAAACCAAAATAGATCAAGTTGCCATTGGAACAAAGGGGTGTTTACGGCAACCGGAACGCTTATCATCCTTGCATCTTCTTTTCTTCAAGTTGTTCTGTGGAAATTCCTATCGATCCAGGGCGAAGCGATTTCATTAGCCCATCTGTGGGTGAACCCATGATGGCTTGAAGTTCATGCCTTGCATCACTAGCAGCATCCAATTCTTTTTGCCATTCGGTGAACTTCATAAACAGTTCTACCGCTTTCATGTTTCCACTACGAATTTTTCTTACTAGGCAACTCTTTACAATAGCCATGTCTTCCTTGGTAATGGATTCGACATAGAATCGCTTCATCTCTTGTATATGGCGATAGTATGGATTTAGGTACATATTATAATCTCCATTTGTTTTTCTTGGCGATTCTTGCGGAAGCCCTGCCTCTGTCTCTTATGTTCTTAGGTATTTCATAATATCTTGTTCCTCTAACTTTTTTGTTTCTCACAGAAACAATTCCCATCCTACCTGTTCCACCTCTTCTAAAAGGTCTTGCTTTCCTAGCAATGATTGAGTAGTCCTTTAAGCTAGGCGAACCATACCAATATATAAAGCCACCCCTCCAGTTATTTGCCACCCATTTGTTGAAAGTGGCCTTACCTACCCTTGGGTAAATATAACCGATATTTGGGCCTCTGGCTCGCATTACAACTGAACCTGACTGAGCCTTTGCCATAGGAAAGTATTCAAGCGATTTCATCCAAGCAGAAGGTGGTGTGTATATGATAGAATTACTAGTTGCTTCAATATCTGGGTTAGGTGCTGGATTAGTATTAGTGGCCCTGCCCACCCGCTTGGATCGGTCTTCTAAAAGTTTCTTCAATTTTTGTATCGCACCTACTAAATCTGCCATCGAAATTCCTCTTGCTTTTTGCTACAATACTGTTACCTATTTTACCTTGTTTTTGAAAGGATGCAATATGTTAAATAAAGCTGGAGCGGACTGGATGGTAGAAGCCATTGCTGCGTATGAAAAAGGGAAGCCATCTCAATCAATAGCAGCAAGTTTGATCTATATCTCTGAGACATTAGAACTTATGAGAATGTTGATCGACCCAGAAACACCAGAAAATGTTGAATTTCCAGGGGGCAAGGAGTTTCCAAAATCATGATCGACTCCGATAGTTTCTATGAAATGCTGGAGAACATTCAGCGTGGAATTGATTTTAAATTGGCCATGAAGGCCTTTGGCATCTCTAGAAGGGATCTTGAACCTTGGCATAAGAAAGAGATGATTAAAGCTAAAGCACAGGCAACCATTGCCATGCAACAGGTTATCCATGAACATGGGGCTGAGGATTGGCGAGCCATGCAATGGATCATCGAGAGAAATAATAAGGAACGAAATGATGAGCAAGAAATCCAAAAACTCCTCAATAAACAACTTGCAAAAGAAATGGCAAAGGGTCTTATCGAGTCCAGCGTTGCAGGGGAAACTCTCGGAAATCCAAGAAGTGAAGAGGGTGAATCGGGAGAATCAGAAGACTATAGTGATTCCGAAAGACCCAGGGGAGTATTGCGAATACCTCGGAATCAGCCTGACTCCACAGCAGATGGAAATATTTGATTCGGTTGCTAATGGTGCAAGAAAAGTTCTAGTTCGATCAGCACATAACCAAGGCAAAACTTTTTTGTGTGCTGTTATTGCAAGTTGGTTTCACGATCACTTTACTCCATCAGAAGTTTTGATTTCAGCACCTGTTGCCCAGCAAATTAAAGATGGTGTGTTCAAAGAATTACGCAGGGTTAGACCTAGAGATCCAAACTGGATGCCCAAGGCTAATCGGTTAGAAAAAAACCCCTCGCATTACATCCAAGGTTTAACTGCTCAGAAGGCTGATGCTTTCCAAGGAAGGCACTCCGCTGGTGGTTTATGCATTCTGTTTGACGAAGCATCTGGTATTGAACCCACCTTCTGGGAGCGAGCAGAATCAATGCTTTCAGCAAGCAAAGAAAATTGTTTATGGTTCTGCATTTTCAATCCATATGACGCTTCATCACCCGCCTATTTTGCTGAGAATTCACCTGACTGGAAAGTGTTTCACCTCTCCGCTTTAGACCATCCTAATGTTGCTTTTAAGGCTGATCTTGTGCCAGGTGCTATTAACTATGAGTATGTAGAGAACCGCATAAAAAACGAATGCAGATCCGCTAGGGAAGGTGAAGAATCTGAGCCAGGTTATTTTACCTTCAATGATAAAAACTACATGGTTGAAGACCCGCTTTTCGATATTCAAGTTCTGGGAAGATACCCTAGTAAAGCGATTAACTCGGTATGGGGTGCATTGGCACTCAAACAAATCCTTGATCCAATTCCGCTTAATAAAGATTGGGTGGTTCAGATTGGTGCTGACCCTGCAAGATTCGGTGACGATAGATCCTGTTTAGTGGTCAGGCATGGATGCTGCATCATAGATGCAAAGGAGTATCGTGGATTGTCTACGAAAGAATTCTCGGAAAAGATTAAAGAGTATTGTCAGAAGTATGAAACACCAAGGCAATCGCAATACAAAATCCCTGTGCTTATTGATGAGGGTGGTGTTGGTGGTGGTGTGGTCGATAACAAGGGTGACTATATGTTTTACGGAATTAATTCGTCTGGTGAAGCACCAAGGTGGCGGGAGTTCCCGAACATGAGATCCGCTCTCTGGTTCGAGGCAGCAGAATTAGCTATGGAAGGCAAAGTTTCAATCGGGCATCTTCCGCTTCATATGCGTGAGAGAATGATGGAAGAGTTACGCACACCAGTATACATTGTAGATACAAACGGAAGAAGAGTGGTCGAGTCTAAGGACATGATGAAGCGTAGACTCAAGCACTCTCCTGACCTTGCAGATGCGTTTAACCTAGCTCTGATGTCAATCCCAAGGATTGGTATCGAAAAGGTTATTGGTCATCTTTAGGAGGTCTTTTTTCGATAACTGTTTCAATCATGCTTTGTGGTGTTTGTTCATTTATAACAATGTACATTGAACCAGCACCATTTTTATCCCTGCTTTTTCTGATTGAAATCTCACCGCAATCTTGAAGGTATCGAATTGCATCGTCAACCGATTGTCCGCTGTGTACGATCTTCCTGAGATGTCTTTTAGCATCAATCATTTTTACACCATACACATCTGGTTCGATTTCGTTCAATGAGTCCTTGATCATGTTTAATAGCTTATCTGTAATTTCACCAAACTTTGTATCGCTCACCATGACTGTATTAGCGGTCTGTCGCTTATTAACTTCACGCACAAATTTAAATCCAGAGGTAACTCCAGCCAGAGAAATTGTGTCAGCGTTTATGTCTTGGCTTAATTCCCACAGGCAAGCTATTTTCAAAGCCAACTCAGGAAGTCTAGCACATGAAGAAGCCTTTTCTTCTTCGCTGTTCTTCTGATACTTGGAATACAAATCATCATTTTCCCATACTTGGGTTTGAAAGAATTCTAACGCATCTTCATCAAGCAAAAGAACCTTTGAATCCTTTTCAATCTGGTTTAGTGGTGCATTTCCAAGTGCATCAAGCTTAGTATCTTGCATGAATTCCTTGATAACTCCAGGAACAAGATTCTCATTCATGGCGATCAGTCTTGCAGCAACTTCAACCAAATATTCTGGAATTGGTTCTGATACAGACATTCCACGAAGATTCATCCTACCTCGGATTGCAGACTGAAGAATTAGCAAACGATTGTAAAAACCTGACCGAAGCATTTTAGGTGATAGTGCTTTGAAATACTCTTCTGGAGTTGATGAGGTCATAATCGAAAGGAATGGATAGCGAATAAAGTTTTCTGAATCTGCATCACCAGCTTTCGCTCGCCTCTTAATGTAATTTGATGTGAACAGTTCAAGCATCGTTCCCATAACATCATTGAACCTTGTGTCACCCGATTTAGCTTTCTCAAGATCAAATGCACCTTCATCAGCCATGAGGAACTTCGGGCCTTGAATCACCTTTTCTTCAAGACCTTCTCTTGAACCTACCTTCGTCATTAACAAGCTTGCGTTATCAATTTCCATACAAATTCTAGCGTTCAGTTTTCGTGGAAAATCTTTACCCGAAGCTGTCAAACCAAGCACAACAATGTATAGGTTAAGCTTTAGTTCATTTGGCCCCATAATGGATCTTCCCACTAAGGCAGAAAACATACCTAATGCAGATGCAGCAGCAATTCTCTTTTCTGGGTATAGTGCGTTCCTCATGCAGTAGTCAATGTAAGTGTCAATCCACCCAGGAAATGAAATCGCATCGTCAGGCACAATGTCTACAGTTCTGACTTGTTTAACCTTACCTGACTTTGTTGTTTCAAGGAAATCCCATCTTGATTCGTTCACAGGTTCGTCTTCAATTTTGTCTATTGAATACTTAGCAAAAACCTGTGCGTAGAATGTTTTCCATTCTCTACTTCCAGGTTGCCAACCTCTACTCATGCAGTAAACATAATCTTTGGTTAATGGAATGTTTGGACTCAATCTCCAGTCTAATGGACTGAAATTCCAGTATCTATCCATCCCTCCATTTTTGCACCCTGCAATTGCGTTAGGTTCTCTGCCTGACGAATCGGGATGCCAAACTAAAAAGTAATCATGCCTGACTTCAACAACTCGGTAGGAATCTGGAAGAATTTCGGGCCATGAAGTTTCCGCTCGCCATTGATCAAGGGCAGTCTTCTTTCCTATTTCTTTGTACTGATAAGGTTCCTTATTAAGTTCAATGAATCTTTTCGCTGCTTTTTGGTCATAAGATTGAGCGAAAGACATTAGAAATTCATGCTCATCCGCAGTCAGGGTTGGAATGGTTGCCACATCTCCGTGAATCATTTTATATGGCTTAACCAATCCATCAATTTTTGAGACTGCCTGAGAATAGAACCCAACCACATATCCACCCGCACCTCTTGTTTCGATTAGTGGTGGAGCAATCTTTTTAGTAGATCCTTTGGCTTTTGCTTCGGCTAACCATTTCTTACCATTGTCTGTAGACATTACCGCCAATTCACGGCACTTTGATTTACCTAATGGCAAATAGTAGAAAATGTGTAATCCTTCAGATGGAGTAGTTTCCACGCATCCACAAAGCTTATCGTGTAATTCTTTGCTTGAGGCTTCAAGGTCTGGAAGGAAGTCAAGTGCTACCTTTGGGCAGTCGATATCAAGGCATTCTAAGTCCTTATTTTTACCAACAACTGGGCCACAGTTGATTGCTATCCCTGCTACATTTGCGTGGCTAAAATCTATCTCAATTTCAAGGTCTGATAGCGGGTTAGCTCTAAGCTCAACTATGCGGTTAGTTCGCTTAATTACTGGGGTTTTATCTACCTTAGTAGAGAAGACTGATAACCCTTGTTTACGAACCCGCAACGCCTGTTTTTTTATTTCTTCCAAGGCACACCTATTCCTTTGATTTTGTTGTTAAATTAGTTAAGATAATGATGCTGGGTCTGCTTCCTCCCAGCACAGGGGAGGTGGTTTCACCCTTTCGCCATCTCCCCACTTATTACTCGATTACTCTGAAAGGAATAACTATCGATCTGATAGTACCCCTTTTCATTTATGTGTGCTTTAATAGCAATTGGTTTCGGGATCGTATCCAACCACTCTTGAGATTGCAAGCCTTCTTTATTCATATTCCAATGTTTATCTGGTAAGCCTTTTGCACCAACAGACTTAAGCCATTTCCAAACTATAAATTCTAAGCCATGCTTAAGAGAGTGATAGCATCGAATTAATTTACCTTCAAGCGTTTCGTGTGTTTCGAGTATGCAAGGATCTGATGCTGGAGTTTTACGATAGATCGTATATCCAGTAGCAACAATCTCATATTGCTTTGGTTGCCTTCCCGCAAGTATTTCACCATTAGTTTGGCTTGCAGAAAGTTTCTCAGGGAATAAAGATTCTTCCTCTTTAGGTTTGAAATACCCGCATGAAGGACAAATGATATTGCCAATCCTGTGTATCAGATTACATGAAGGGCAGCGTTTCACTTTAGCTGCTGGAAGTTCAATGCCTTGGGCATCAACAACGATCTGATCGATGCAACCATGCCTGAGAGCGTTGTCACCGAAATCAAGGATCAAGCAATTCTCTTTGTCTGGAGCAAGGCGAAATCCCCGCCCAACCATCTGATACCACAACCCCTTCGACATGGTAGGCCTCATTACCACAACGCAATCAATCCCAGGGGCATCAAAACCTGTGGTCAAAACAGCTACATTCACAAGCCATTTAAAACTGTTAGCCCGAAATCCATTGATTAAAAAATCTCTGATCGTTGAATGGGTTTCTCCTGTTATCATGTTTGCTGACTGGCCTTGTTTCTTTAATTCATTAAGGATCATTTCAGCGTGTTTAATCGATGAAGCAAACACCAATACAGATTTTCTTGAAGATGCTTTTACGATTGCTTCTTTAACGCTAGATTGAACAAGATCAGCGTTTTCGAGAATCGCATCAAGATCCTTAGAGAAATATTCACCCGCTCTAATGCGAACATTTTTTAAGTCAGGTGAATCACTTGTACCCATCGTTACTAATGGTGAAAGAAAACCTTCGTCAATCAAATCCCTGACTCCGATTGCATAGCAACAATTATCAAAAGTCTTTTCTTTATGACCAAAGATGATACCGCTCTGTAGTCTGTATGGAGTGGCGGTTAAGCCAACAACTTTTACTCTAGAGTTTGAAATCTTTGCTTGCGACAAAAACTTTCGATACATGGTTTCTTTGTTCTGGCTGATCAGATGACATTCATCAATCATAATGAAATCCAGATAACCAAAGTCAGCACCCTTTCTGTACACACTTTGAATCCCTGCAATCGTCAAAGGCTTTACTTCCCTGCGTTTTAATGCAGCGGAGTAAACTCCGATTGATTCAACAGGTAGGCCAGTAGTGGTAGCGTAATGTGTACAAGTCTTGGAAGATTGCTCAAGCAGTTCTTTTACATGAGACAAAATCATTCCCCTGCAATTCGGGTTGGCTTCAAATGATCGTCTGATTATTTCAGCCATGACTCTAGTTTTCCCGCCACCAGTTGGAATCACTATTACAGATGAATGACCAGGGCGATCATTCTGAAACTGGAACAGAGAATCCACGGCATCTTTTTGATATTTACGAAGCATACAAAATTCCTTTTTTAAAAAATGGACATTCAATTTCTTTTCTTTCAGCATCTTCAAGTTTTAATAAAAGTTTATCTGATTTAATTTTATCTTCTTCGGCCTCGGTTTTTTTACCTATTGCGTTATAAGAAATCGATCTTGACAAATAAAAAAGCCAATCATTAAAAAACGGTATGCTTATTCCTTTAGTAAAATCATTAATAGCTTGAATATGGTTTCCGATTGAACTATATGATAATCCACGATTGTAATAAGCACTTTTAAAGCTTGGTTCTAAAAAAATTGCTTTATCAAAACTTTCTATGGCTTCTGTGTATTTGTTTTGGCAATAATGTACCCAACCTTTTCCATTATATGAATACGCATTATTTGGTTTTAATTCAATTGATTTTGAAAAGTTTTCTATTGATTTTAAGATAGAGTAATTTAATTCCTGTTTAATTTCCTTCTGTTTATCTGTTAAATCATCATCTTTAAAATTACAAGCATGAAAATCAGAATTATAATAATAAGAAATTGCAATTCCGCTGTAAGCTCTATCGCACTTTGGTTCTAATTTAATTACAAAATTAAAATCCAAAATGGCTTTGTCTAGTTGAAAAAGTTTGTTGTAGACAAATGCTCTGTTTAAATAAGCTTTTAAAAAAAGAGGGTTTGCCTCTATGGCTTTTGAATAATTATCCAAAGCTTCTTTATATTTTTTTTTGACAAAATAAGCGTTTCCACTTCTTATATAATCAATTGCAACTTGTTCTGGAATAGGTTTTTCTTTTTTATTTAAATTAAGAATGCTCATTGCTTCTAAAAATTTTTGATGTTCTGAGTCATTTAATAAAAATGGGTATTCATCTTTATTCAAATGAAAATAAATATTTTCTAAAACTTTTTTTATTTTTTTTAATTCTTTTTGATTCATCATGCTCTCCCTAATTTGGAGTATCCAAGAATCAAATTCGTTGCCCCATAGTTATCTGTGGTTTCGCCTATTTCGACTAAGAAAGGTTTGTCCACAAGTTCTTCGGGTTTCATTACAGTAGTGATACCGCATGAGGAAGCCAGTCTAGCTAGCTTCCTTCTTGAGTCTGCTCTGAACTTTGTGTCAGTCGAAAAGATGTGAAAATTTGCATCTAATGCCCTGCCCTGCTGTGATCCTTGGAGAATCTGCATATCGCAAGCAAGGTACTTGTTTCCCGCCCTGCTGGTCTTAATCTCCGCTCGCATAATACGAGCGGAGTAAGTTCCAGCGGGGATGGGTTTTGTTTCTTCGGGATCAAATAAAGGTTCGTCACTCATATTAAGCTCCAAATAAGGTAGGTTGATTGTTAACAGGCTTCTTCCTTTTAATCGGAAAGCTAACAGGTTTAATTCTTTTTTCTTCGACTCTTTGAACTGGATCTGTCTCAATCGATTTTAAAACTCGAATACCATTGTCATCTTCAATGATTAATCTAGATGGGGTTCTTGGAGTCCACAAGGCTACATCAAGAGCATCTTCTAGACACTCAGGATAATCGCAATTAAATGTGTTCTTCCAAGATTCTTTGTTAGACCATGTAGGCGGGAAATTAAATTTTTCAACGATAGGTTCTGGATCGACTGTCCAATGATGTGCTATTAATTGACCATCTTCAGTAGACCAATCTGTGTCTACAACGCTAGCAATCCGTGAGCGATACATTCCCCTGCGTTCTAGTGTTTCAATAAAACTTTTTTCACCGAAGGCATTTGTAACTGCTGCTCTCAACTCGAAAATATTTGCAATAACTTCCATAGCTTACCACTCCTTTTTAAGCTTTAAATTTACATCCATCTTTTCGATTACTGGGGAATCAGACATTAAAGTTGTCGATGCCCCAGCTTCTATCGAATTCCTAGTTCCCTGACATCCAATCAAGAAACACAAACAAAACAAGAAAAGTTTACTCATGCTGCACCTCCTTACCTTTCTTATCGGTTGCTTCCAAGCACAGCATGAGCAAAGATTAGATAGCTTTCAAGAATTTTTCTACATTTTCATATGTAGCACCATTCTTCTCGCTATTCTTGATTTTAACTACACAGGACTGACCAATGATGTTGGTCAGGGTCATCCGATCAAGGCCCAAGGCAGCATCAAGACTCTGCCTTAGTTTTGCGTGAATATTGCAAACCTGTGGGTTAGGATGACCATCCTTGATGTACAAGGTAAAGGTTTTAAACCGCCCCTGCATATCATGCGGAGCATCGATCTGACAACCAAGCGACAACCATTTCTTGTCATCTTTGGTGCGGACTTCAGCCCTAGTGATTGTTACTGGATATTCCCCCGCAGGGAGGATATCGGATTTCTGAAGTTCTTTCGCTTCATCAACCCCAAAGATTTCAAAGTCATCTGATAAGCTCATAACTACTTCCCTTTCTTAAAAATTTCATTGATCTTAGTAACAAAACTATCAACAGTCATGGTTCCAGTTACGCCTGGAATCCTTGATTTCGCAGTTAGCCCACCCCTTGGTGTAACAGTAATGGTTCTGCGAACTTCATTACCATCTTTCTTAATAATCGGTTTACCATCGTCACCCACCATTAGGTCGATTTCAATAAATCCAATTAGATCAGCCCAAGAAGTAACCCATTCAGACATTGCTTTGTCAGCACGAACTCCGAAAGAAGCGTACTCACCTCTTGTAGGGTCATTGACAGACTTTACTGTTGAATGACACAAAAAGTAAACACCAAGATCCTTCTTTGCATTAAGGCTATTAATCAGCAAAGACATCTGAGTAACAGACTCGACAAGACCTTTACCATACCCGCCACAGGCCAGCACGATTGATGATGCTCCAGAGGTTTGGCAGATGTGCTGGTGAAGCAATCTTTCCAAAGCGGTAAGAGAATCGATGACAATATTTTCATAAGCAAATTCTGTAGATGTAACTATCTCTTTGATGGTTGCTACAAATTCTGCCCATGTTTTTATTGCCACGCAATCAATGTCTATGCCTGAGATACCACCCTCTACATCAAGAAACAAAGCTTTTGTAAGCTTCGATCCCATCGTAGATTTCCCCGAACCTTCAGCCCCGAAAACAACTGCTTTCGGTTTGTTAAGCTGGCCAAAACCAACAGGCTTCCCAATTTTCATGTTAACCTCTTCCTTTAAAAGTAACTTCAAGCTCGTACTTCTTTAAGCCGTGATACAACGATATCACTTTGACCGATTCAACATTTGCACCGAATTGGGTGCGAAGACCAATCCTTACAATTTCTTCAAGTTGCTCATTTGATAATTCAATAGAAACAACTGTGTTTAAATCGCCCATTTTCATTCTCACTTTTATGATCGTGTCAGAATACGATCCTCTGCCCGAAGTGATGTCATCTATACTGGTGATAGACATCATTTTGTTTTGGCCAATAGCATGGGTGCTAATACCATTAAACAAAAGAAACTTCAAAAGCTGCTCGTCAGCGTTAACAACACCTGTTATGGTTAGCGGTTCCACGGACACATCGTCATTAAGACTGCATGGTGGACTAAAACTTGGAACAACTATTTGTCTCAACTCTCGATCAATCATGGTAATTTCATCTTCCATGACATTCCCCTTTCTTGAAAAAGTAAAAAATAACTAGCGGTGCGTGTGCTAGCCTCGGTAAAAACTAGTGTCTTTTTAAGGTCGACAACAAGTCAACCTATATGACCACCGCTAGTCATCATCATCCAGATGTATCTCCGCATCTGGATAAGATTGTGGTTCTGTTTTAGAAGCGTGTTTTTTATCTCTTGGAATTATTGGTATCGTGTTATCACCTGAGTGATACAGATCAATTCCGTAAAACAATCGTGCTTCCAAAACAATTATTTTTTCTGTGCTTCCTGGGGGATGTGGACAAAAGCTTGCAGCTTCGTCATACGAGAGAAGTTTATGTTTTTGCTTCCTAGGCATCGTGCCACTCCAAACTCAGTTCCACTCCCACCACATCGTCTATCCTACGATCCATTAAATTAAAAGTCAAACCTAAATCAGAAAAAAACAGAAAATAAAAGAAAATAAAAGATTCTATGGTAATTAAAAACATTTATGGTATATTTATTATGTTGTTACTTTACCTAATGAAAGGGGTGCTATATGTGGTACGCAATCCACGATAATCTTCTCGCTTTAGCTCGATGGCTGAAGGAAGAAGGACAATGGGATGGTGCTGGTGGTGTGGGAAATCTGATTTACTATTTTGAAAAACCTTGGAAATACGATGCTGAATGGAATGCCTATCAAGCATCACTAGAGAAGGAGAAGGGAAATGCCAAAAAGACACGGGTCTAAAAAAGATAGGCAAAAACTCACAGTAGTTTTTCGACCTAATAGTGATCTGAAAGAACAGTTGAATTTTCTGGCACTTAGCCAAAACAGAACTATGAATGGTCAGGTTCTGGATATCCTTGAAAAGTTTTTTAAAGAAAGAGAAGTCTAATGTACCCGATTGAATATGTGTCTCACTCCCGATTGGAATTGTTTAGGAAGTCTCCTGTTCTATACAAGAAGACTTATATAGACAAGGTTGTTCAGCGTGATCCTTCACCAGCTATGATCCTTGGTTCGCTAGTTCATGCCATGCTGCTTGAACCAGATAAAGTTGCGGAACGATTTTCCGTTGCCCCAGTCTGTGATAAACGAACTAAGGTTGGCAAAGAGACTTGGGATAACTTCAAAACATCTTTAGCAGATGGTGTTGAAATCATTACCCATGATGATGTTGAACAGGCTAATAAAATGATTGCTGCGATTGCAGAAAATTCTGCTTCGCAATATTTTAATTGTTCTGGTGTTATCCGTGAACAAGAGATTTTAACCACTATTGAATTTGATGGGCAACCATTGCAAATCAAATTTATCCCAGATATGTATTGCGTTGAAAAGAGTTTCTTGGTCGATCTAAAAACAGTTGGTTCTTATGATCCAATGGATTGGGCCAAGGAATGTGTATTCAATGGATATCTTCGACAGATGGCTCTATATCGATTCTGCCTGAGATCGATGCAGATTCCAATCAATGATGTTTTTCATATCATTGTTGATAAAAATGAGTATCCTTCTTGCATGATCTGCCAGTTTGATTCGAGTGATCTTGATCGTGCTGAGAACCAAGTCTTTGAAGCGATTCGCAAGTATCTTTCTGCTCATCAAACAGGTACATTTGTTCCTGAGTATTATGGAATTGTTCCAAAGATTACTGCACCAGCATGGTCATGGAGATAATATGCCAGTCGATCCAATCCTCTTCACCCTTCCTCCATCAGCTAACGCTTGTTGGAGGAATTTTAAAGGCAGGGTTATTCTTAGTGAGAAATATCGTCAATGGAGGGAGGAGAACCTTCACCATGTCGATGATCGAAATAAGATTGAACCCTGTCTATTTCCTGTCGATGTACTGATCATGGTTTACCCTGGAAAAAACTGGAGAAAATCTGATCTGGATAACCGAATTAAGCCGATACTTGATCAACTCCAGCATTGTGGGTATTTACTGGGTGATGATACTGATTGTGTTAAATCTATCACTATTAAGCTGTGTCAAAAGCTTAAAAATGGGGATGATTCTTATGTGGCAATTGAGCTTACCAAAAACTAAAAGGAAAGGTTATAATGTTCTTTAATAAAGATTTGGGGAATGGAAGCCCAGAGGACAGTAAAATGAGCAAAATATCGAAAGTTGCAGCGGTTCAAACCTGTGCTAGAAGAGCTTGCTTTATAGCAAGAGAACTCACAGGTTTGGAGATAATGCCTGACGAAATGTTTGCTGCTGCCTCCGAAGCTTTGGCCAATTTATCGGTGCTTTGGGAAGATTCCGAAGTAGCTAAACGCAAGCCCGATAGCTACATTAATTTCGCTGCTTGCATGGCTTGTTGTGAATGGTGCAAATCAGTTAAGAAGTCCGATTCTAATGAGCCTTATGAGCTTAATAAGAAGAGGATTGCTGACCTTCTGGAAGAGGTTGCAGAAATCGTAGATGGGTTGTTTCCAGGCCTTATGGCTTCAAAAGGATGCGAACAGGCTATCTATGATGGTGTGAGCGTGACTGTCAATGGAATAGAATCTAATGGCTGGAGATGGACACAAAAGCTAAACGAGCGAATCGTGATGCTTATGAGTCTATATCCTATTTTAAAATTTCAAGCTAAGAACAGTTCAAAGCTTTTGGAAATCGCAGAAGAATTAGTTAGAAAGAAAGGGGAATAGTTATGCCAGTATACATTGGGGATGAATTGTATTTGACCAGCCCAGAAGCCCAGTTAGTTATGGGCGTTAAAGCTGGATTAATTGCTCATTATTTCTACCGAAACGAATTCCGTGGGGTGATTGATCTAAGCGATCAGAAGCCTTTAATGCAAGCAATTAGAGCAGTTGGTATTGAAATAGATCCTGTTGAACTAGAAAAGTTTAACAAGAAAAGTAAGAGTCATTTTCTCGTACCAATGTCTTCAGTATTAGATAAGATGATGCGAAGGGAGACGCGGAAAATTACAGCAAAAGAAAAGAAGCTTGCTGCCACCTTAAGGAAGCAAGAGAAAGCTAAAGAGCGTGAATTGGTTGACGAAAAGATTAGAGCAGCAGTATTAGAACAAATTAACAATAGAAGAGAAATGGAAGGTGTTTCAAATGGCAATTAAAGTAGGCGATCAAACATATGTGACAGCAAGAGAAGCAGCAAAAATCATTGGTGTTAACAGGGTTCGTATTGGATATTTTCTGATGCGAAACAAACTGGAAGGAGTTATTGATCTGGATGATTCATCAGTTATTGCTGAACATATTGATCAGCATGAGAATCCGCTTGAAAACAAAAACAATAAAACATTTTTGATTCCGTTGGAATCAGCAATTAAGAAAAGATTGGAATTGAAAGGAAAGAAAAATGGATAGATATTTGCTGTCTGAATTCTTCTCTAGGTGTACTGAACACATCGTTGAGCGGGCTAATCAATACGATGCTCCAGAGCTTAATTTAAAGCGTATTGCTGACAGTTGGACTAACTTCTTAAAGCGTGAGATATCGCCTTATGAGGTGGCTGTAATGATGGCAATGCTTAAGCTTGCTCGTCTTTCTCAGGGGTATCATCAAGATACCCTTGAGGACGCTGCTGCTTATATTGCTCTGGCTGAAATGCTTAATGGTACTGAAGAAGAACCATCAAAATAGCGTATGCTGAATGCCTATGTTTTATGACCATTTTCGTATGATCACGAAATTGGTTTCGGGATCAAATTTTGCCGTGATTCATTTTCGTTGCCCAACCTGTTTAAAGAGGGTCTTAAGGTTTTTAATTAAGATTTTTGTGTCCTTAATATCAAACACTTCTGATCTTATTTTTTCGCCATGTGAATGAACATATGCTAGTAAAAATGTTTCCCATGATCGTAGACATGGTGTTGAGTATATTAATTTTGCTGTGGGTGCTGACATTAAGTGTTCGGTAAACCTGGAATCCAACCTAGATGTGAATCCAGCCTTGATTCTTCCGCTAGAAAATTCTGGAACTAATAAGATTAGATAGAAGAACCCATCATCAGAAATCTTTTCATTAACCGCTTCATCCTCCTTGTTTACGGATGTTCTTCCACGCATTAGCTCACGAAACAAACTGTACTGGGTGCTGTCCATGACAGAACAAAAATGTCCTTTATCCGCTTTCATTCTCGTCAAAGGTTTCATTTTCTTTTGCTTGATAAATGTTTCTATGTTTCTTCTGATGGTTGTATAAGCAAGATCCAAGTCCGCAGCTATATCAGTAAACGACCAATAGTTTTTGTCATCCATGATCTGTACCTGTGGCCAAAAAAAAGAGGGTCTTACGAACCCTCTTGGCTAACAGTATACATGATTGATAGGCTTATTTGCTAGTGGAATCGACCATTGCTATCCTTTCTCCGATCCATTTAATCACAGGTACACACATTGAATTGGCCATTGCCTTAAATCTGTTGCCATCTTTTGCTCCAGATATGTCCGTGTAATTGTCTGGGAATCCCATTAGTCTTTCTAGTTCTAATGGTGTTAGTCTTCTAACTTTTCCGTCAGGTTGGACAATAATTCTTCCTGAGTTGTAATCTTGCCCATTTAAACCACCCCCCATATGTGCCCCATCAGATATACAGTTAACTGGATTCTTTACCCATGCAGAACAGTAATTGCATCCAGTTTTTTTGGGGTCTAAGGTTGTATGTGATTTGCAGAATGGGCAATCATAGCTTCCTTCAAACGAACTGGAAGCCTTTTTCCCATGTTGTCTCTTCTGATGAATCCTTGACAGGCAAGCTTGCTCAAATAAAACTTTGTATCCACTTGTTCTGTCTGAATGATGCCCGATAAGGAAGACTCTTTTTCTTCTATGGGGCAATCCGAAGTGTTGAGAGTCAAGAACCCGCCAGCAGAGATGATACCCGAATTCAGCCAACGACCCGATGAAGGAACCAAAGTCTCTTCCTCCGTTAGCCGATAGGACTCCCTGCACATTTTCCCAAACAATCCATCTTGGCTTTCTATCCCGCACCAATTCACAAAACCTGTAGACAAGTCCACCTCTTGGATCGTCTGTTCCCCTTCTGAGGCCAGCGAGGCTAAAGCTCTGGCAAGGAGTTCCCCCGATAAGTATGTCGATTGCTCTGGGAATTTGCCAGGTTGAATGTCCATTTATGTCTCCAAAATTAGGGGTCTGAGGGTATTTCTGTTTTAGTAAATCGCAGCAAAACTTATCAATCTCTGAATATCCTATAGGCTCAAACCCAATAGAATTCCAGGCAACAGTTGCTGCTTCAACTCCAGAACATACGGAAAGGTAGTTCATAATTTAACCTACCTCCTCAATCATAACACGGTCTAAGTAGTTTTTGTTGAAAAAGATTAATGCAATATCTGACCTGACCTTGTAATAACCAACAGGGTTTCCTTCATGCCAAACAAGAACCTTTTTAGCTGGGTAATCCTTGTAACCCTTTTTGTTTGGGTTTGATTCCCAAATCACATAGTTATATAAACCCTTCCTTTTTAGTGCCGATATAGAACCAGCGAATGAATCTCTTGGCATCTTAAGAGAAAAAAAAGCCAGCCTAATGTTGCATTCATGGTAGTTTTTTGTTTTGGTTGGCTTTGAATACTTGAGCAGGGCTTTGATTACCTTGACTTCATTTGGTGTTAGCATTTTAGGCTGGGTAGACTTTAACATGGAAACCTTTCTTGTTTATATGTGTGCGTGACTTTTATATGTAATATTTTCACCCCATAGGTTTAGTCTATGGGGTGAAGCAAAAGAGGGTCTTAAAGATCGTTTGCAATCCATCCCATTTCAGCAAAATAAATTCGCCTGTGAATTCTTTCCATGTCCAAGGTAGTTGCCTTGGCTATTTCTAAAATTAATTTTTGATGGTCACCCCTTGGAGCAGACATCAAACAAAGAATGGTTTCGATTTTCCATACATCAGAAGCTTTAAGCTCAATTTTTACGATTCTATTTGGGTCATCGTAATCAAATATTGGAGCTAATTTTGTAACAGGATCAATTATACTAGGCATGATTTATCCCTTTCAAAGATAAAACTTTTGGACTCCACCAAAGCGGTGGTGTATCCATTTAAAAACAGGGTCACTATAATTCAAAATTATCTGAGTTCCATTTATATGGTACTAAAGTCCACATATCAAGGTCAGCAGCATCGTTTGGATTATGATGAGTCTCAGGGCAGAATTGCCAAACCTCTATTAACACACCATGAAGATTGATTCTTACATCTTGCATCAAGTAATGCATATTAAGTTCTGCTCCCCATTGCTCCCACTCTTCATTATCCTTATCTGATTTCTCAATCTGGATAATAATGTGACCTTTGATATCCTCAACACAAATAGTTGAAGGAAGTGGCCCCTTGGCTAATGCGTTGGGATAATCGCCAGGATCGCTCCAGGTTTCGGTTATTAATTCCAGCGTATTCTTAATGATCTTCATCTAACTATCCTTTCATTTAAATATCTAACATAACTATTTCTTTGGTATCTTCGATTACATACACAAGCTTTCTGTCCATTAAAGCTGGTAACAAATTAACCTCGGCTACAATCCCGCATGATGCTTCTTCGTCAGGGTCTTGCTGTACTGATTCTTGAATCAGATCCTTGGCAAGTTCTTTGGCATCTTCGTACTTGTCGAGGGCAAATAGCCTGACAGTCTTCCACGCATTATCTTTGTGGTTAAAGATCTGAACAGCGTTCATTCTAATAGCTTCGTAAACAGGTTTTGCTGCTTCCATATTAATCTCATCCTTGTTTGAATTAGTGGTAATAGTAATCAATTCTTTATCTGGCATTGGCCTTTTTCCTTTCTTCTTGGATTATTGCCGAAACCTCTTCGAGTATTTTTAATTCGTTCTTTAGCTCCTTTTTTTGTTTTGGGTAGTTAGCTATCCTTGCAATTATTCCAGTCTGATCTGCTTTCTTAATCTCTTGTAGTTTGTTGTAAACCTGACTAAACTTTGCACAAATTGCAAAGTTAATCATGTCCAACTGCTGCTTATTAAAATCAATCATATCGAAACCCCTTTAGTTGTTTTGTGCTTGCTAATCGCTTGCACTAATATCTATTCGCTACCAACCTAAAACAATTTCAAGTAATCCATAAAATTTTATGATAGTTTTTCGCCGCGGTTCTTCTTGGCCTATGTGGTCAAAGAAAAGAGGGTCTTACGCATTAGGTTCAAGCACGATTGACCTAATGAAATTAATGACATCAGGCAACCGATTGAACACCCTGCTTTTAATCGGTTGATCATCGTCACAATGAAATACAACGATGTTTTCCCCCTGCTGTGGTAGGCCAGAATCTTCGTTTGATATGCCTATAGTGTGCTTGGCCTTGTTGGGTAGCGATCCCTCAAAAAACATCGATCCAGAACCCTCAAAGCATATGATTGAAAGCTTTGAATGAATCGCTGATTCCACTAAAGCCTTTAAATCTGATTGATATTGGTTTAACATGATTTCAAATTCCTTTCATAAAAAAATAGGGTCTTATAGCAGTCCATTCATAACACGAATGTACAAATCTTGGTTGGCTAAATGCGTTTCCAGTACGCACTTTATGTAACCCCGCTTTAATGCTTTGGGGGCATGATGCACCCGCTTATTCCAAAGCTTTCTGATTACAGATAGATTAGATGTCATGCAATGCAATCTATTAACTCTAATCTCAATGGAATATTTGTTATTGCATGACATTACTTCAATCGGTTTGCCTTCATTTATTCGTAACATGATTCAAATCCTTTCCAAAAATAAAAAAAAATTTTTCAAAAATTCCAGGTTTTCGCACAAAAATTTTTTGACCTAGGGATTTCGACCCCTAGGTCATTGAAAATAGGGGTTGCCCTATTTGATTTCTTTTCTTCCGGAATAATGGTCAAGGTCTTCCTCTTCCTCTTCCTCTTCCTCTTCTTCCTCTTCTTCCTCCTCTTCTTCCTCCTCCTCCTCCTCATCCTCAAAGCATGATTCCAATTCCTCCCAATTCACATTGTCTTGGATGAAATCACGAAGGAAGTCAGGGCAATTGTTTTTCGCCTCCTCTAATGCCTCACGAGCAGCATTTAAATCGTCAACCGATTCGGGATTGAACCAAACATTTACCAACCATGTAGCACGATTCGACCAACCATTGTAATTATCCATTGCATAAACCCTTTCAAAAAAAAATTAATGTACGCAGCCAGGAATTGGGCCAAAAAAAATTTTTGACCTGAACAATTCGACCTACCCACCATTGAAAACTAGGGTTGCCCCCTAGTTAGTTTGGTATTCAAGATAATGATCTTGTAATAAAGAATAACCTCTAGCAAGTTCTTGTTTGGTTCGCTCTATTGCTCTAAGGATAACAAGTTTAACCCGATCCTTGTTTGCATCGTCAAGCTTGTCCGATATAGCTTGTATTTGATAATGCGTATTAGTTTTCATGTGGTTACGCATTGCCCAAACTTGTGTACCAGCAAGGCAATTGCCCGCCCTGATTGAATCTACGATAGATATTTGAACTTGAAGCCGTTCGGCTTCTTTAATTACCTTGTTTACCTTTTTAGGATCGGGTGAAAAAAGATCAGATTTTAAATTTACCTGTTTTCGTGCTTTGTAATTGTCTTTAGCAATAGCAACCATCAATTGCCCGCTCTTGTAATCGTTTTTCTTTATGGCATATGGCATCAAGTCTAAAGCTGTAAAGTGGTAGTCCATTGATTTAATGCTATTGGATTGGATTTTAAACCCTAGGTGATCGATAGCAAAATGAAATCCTCTGGGGGCTTTTATTACTCTTGAAATAATGCCATCATCGGTATCGATTCTAAAATACATGGTGCTTTTATTGATCATGTATCCGAAAGATTGAATCATAGGGGTATAGCTAAAACGCTCATATTTGCACCGGCTTGAATATCTTCCGTGACTATTTGTTTTTAAATGCGATGGCTTAAAACAAGCTTGAATATCAGTATAATTTTTCTTTTTATGATCATAAATTCTTGAAATATAACTAGATCGTCTTGTTCCAATTGGTATGGTAATACAATTTCTTGGCCTAAAATGATTATTGTAATCAGAGTTAATAAACTTCATTAATGAATAAGTTTTTATCCTAGGATGGTGAATTCTAGAATTATGTAACTCTAATAATTGTTTAGGTGTTTTACCTTGTCGATACTTAACAGGTATACTTTTAAACTGAGATAGTGTACTAGGATTGCCATAAATATTCGCCATTGTGAGATGCTCCAAATAAGGTTAAGTAATACCGATTAAGCATTGAATAATGCTTTCTATTGCCTTAATCCACACTATCTAAGAATAGATAGCATGGCATGGCATTAAATAAGGTTTAATAGTGCTTACCTAGTCAATGTAAACAAGGCGAACTAGTGGATTATCTTCTATTACCTTTTTAGTAATAGTCGAATAATAAACAGGAATATCGTTCAATCTAACTAGTGTATCAATCCAAGGTAAATATTCGTTGGCTATACTTTTGGGTATTTCTAAAATACCGATTTTTGAACCATGCAAACAAATAGTAAGCTTAATAGTGGGTATCATGTTATAAACTCCAAATAAGGTTAAAAAAACTATCTTCTATTGCCTTAATCCCTGCTAACTAAATAAATAGATAGCAGGGCAATAAAGCTTAAGATTATGCAAGTACTGGCTAGATTAGATTAATTAAGAATCTAGGCTTTACTTGTGTTACTTGCGGGCTGTTAACATCGACTATAAACCCATTACATAAGTCTACCGACTTTTTAACACTATTATCCCCTTTAACCGATAAACCCACGATACTGCCTTGATTATCTAAAAATCTAATATCACTATTGTCGCCATCGATAACAGGGATATTAAGAAAGCTTTTGGGCAACTGGTGTTTTTTACAATTAAATGGCACGGCGACATTAAAACCAGCTTTAATTATTTCCAATACTTCCATGTCAGAAGTATCCTCCGATCGGCTATAAGTTAAATGATAATTGCTAGGTAGTTTAGACTTATCCAGTCTAGACTTAACTTTTGTGTAGTCATAAAAAGACACCATCGGAAACATGGTAAACAATTCGGGAAAGATTCTTTCATAGGGAAGATCGCTAAATACGTTTAGCCTAATAGCTGGTTTAACATTGTTTTTTGTACACTTTTTAACAAAAGCAGTTATTTCTTTAATAAGCTGGCTTTTGAAGGTATTTTTGTATTGAAAGAATAATAGCTTTCTTTTGATTCTAGCTATTTGAGTATTAGTAAAACGGCCGTGCCCGCTCACATATATGCAAGCTTTTGTACAGCCATTAGATCTACCGGAGCAAACTTCAAAACCAGCTATATTCGCTGGTGCTAATTGTATTCCAGTAACATCGTAGCCGGCTAATTTATCTTTAATTAGCTTCATATTGGTAGACAATAGCTTGCCTACCTTTTGCATTGTTCCTTCGAATTCTACTAATAATTGATTCTTAACGGAATTGATTCTAGATACTTTAACTTTCATAGCTACTTCCTTTATAAAATGGTAAAAACACAAAAAACAAATAACAAATAACTAAAAATATTGGCTAATAACAAGATCGTGAGATAGTTCATTTTTACACGATTCTATTTCATTTAAAAAGTTATTAGCATCATCACCAGTTTGCAAAAAAACAGTATTATTGCTGTTTTTTTCTATTAGTATTACACCGCCAAAATGGTTCTTATAATCGTAGTTCATGGCTTACACTTCCTTATTGCTAGTGGTAAAAAGATTATCGATATCCCAGCTTTCGATTAATAAACATATATCGTTCATTGTTTTTTCCTTATATCTTGGATGTTTTAGATTCAATTACCTTGCAAGGAAAGTTTGGTATCTCTGCATTAGATCGGCCGATTCTAGGATTATTCATTACATTAGAAATAATGAAACAAGCCATTAGGAAAGTAACAAAACCAACAATGTAATTAGCCATAACTTTAATTCCTTATGATTCTGATACAGTTTTTAGTTAACAACATTCGTTAACCTTACAATGTAATTATGCATATTGTCGGCAATAGTTCAATCGCAATATACTAAATATTTCATAAAGTTTTAAGTATATTGTCATAAACCCTTATGATATATAGACTTATATCTTTTAAAATAATTATTATTTTAGTCTATTTTGGCGTATGGTAAAAAAAAAATAATCACGATATACCTATTATCCATCGTGTTATTAAAAAGATTCTAATCCATAAAAGATTAATGATTAATGTATGGTATGGAATGGGGGAATAGTGTACCCTTAAAACCTTATATATCACTTATATAATAATAATAATAATAATATAATATATATAGATATAAAATAAAAATACTATACCTCAATTTAATACATTTTAATTCATATATTATTAAGGATAAACTTTATCTTAATATATATTATATAACATTAAGGATAAACTTTATCTTAATTAATTAAGATAGTGTAACTCATAATATGTTTATTCTATATTTATATTGAAACGATAGGGTTGTTTATCCTATTAATATTTCAAAACCTGGTTTCCACCCCCCACCCCACCCTAAACTCAGAGACTTTTTTTTGGAACCCTCAAGTTTCATTTTGTCAAATTCAAAAGTGCATCCAAAAAATTTTTCTATTTTTCCCAAATCGTCAAAATGATTTTCTCTTGCAATTCATATAAAAACCAATACAATGTGTACATCTTAACCGGAGGTTTATATGCCAGCAGATATCTCAATACCAATTTCACAAACCATTCCAGGAACAGTCACACTTTCTGCAACAGGTCAATCTCATGTTCACGCATTTGTATTGCAACCAGATTGTGATTGCACTATTCAGTTTTTTGAAGCGGATGGAACAACTGCAATGTCAGGCAAGATCCATATTCCGCAATATGAAACGCTTACTAGTGCAGTACAAGGTGGCGGCCTTCTGATAAGTGCTGCTGGGGTAAAATTAACAGTATCTGGAAATACATCTGGAACACTAAGTGGATTTGTGGCCGTAAACAAATAGTTATCAGGTCACTAAAAAAATGGCAAAGAAAAAACCAGCACCGAAAACAACTCCTAGAACTCCAAGGTCGAAAAAATCGATCACGGAGTCTATTTCGTATGACACAGGAAGTTACCAAACTGGATGGGGGCCGTTTTGGAACGATCCTTCAGAATATGGTGCATTTCAGTTTCCTAATGCTGGGATGGGTGGTTGGGTAAATCCCGCTCAATTAGCGGTTAGAGACAATTACCTGTCAGGTGAGCAACTTCCGATCTATCTGTCATGGTGGCAGCTTAAAAGCATTAGAGATAGAGCTAGATTCGTATTTGCTACTAATGAGTTTGCTCATGGGTTAGTTCAATGCTTTCAATCATTTGTTGTTGGGTCTGCCGGATTTAAATGGCGGGTTGCTTCAATCGATTTAAAGAACCCAGTTCCAGAAGACCTGTTAAAACGCTGTCAGGCATCACTAGACATTTTTCGTGAATACAACAGCATGGTAGATGTCGAGAATGAAATTGTGTACCGACTTCATGTCGATGGAGAGGTGTTCTTGCGGAAGTTCCCACAAGCCAATGGAATGCTCGTAATTCGCTTTATTGAGCCAGAATTGGTCAGAGGGTATGCAACAGACATTGGTTCGCCAAAAGACTCATTTGGTATCATTTGCGAAGAAGACGATATTAACTCCGTCTTAGGTTATCAAGTCATTCTAAAGCCTAGTGTATCTAGAGAACCTACATTCATCCCTGCGGATGAGATCATACACATCAAGATTGGCACTAATTCTAACGCAAAGCGTGGGTTAACGACCTTCTACCCTGTTTTTCAGAATTTGACGAATTGCGAGGATATTTTAGCTTCTACAGTCACGATGGCGAAGGCTAGAGCTAAGGTTGCGATGATCAGAAAAGTAAACAATGTTGCTCCTGACTCAATGGCTTCTTTAGTTGACTCACAGATTGATGCTACCCTTGGTGGCAGCAACAATATGGGTGCAACAGAGAGTATTGGATTGGAGAGGTTTGGCTATGGATCAATCATCACAGCACCCGCAAACATCGACTACGAGTTCCCTGGGGCGAATGTTGACGCTGCTGGACTTATCCAGGTTTTGCAAGCCAACTTGCGATCACTTGCAACACGATTTGGAATCAGCGAAACCCTCATGTCAGGAGATGCAAGTAACAATAACTACTCTTCGGCACTTATTGCAGAAGCACCAGCAAGGCGAACCTTTGAACGATGGCAAGGGATCGTTGGAAGATCCTTGGCCGAATGTCGATTCGAGCCAAACAAGTCTCTAGCTTGGTCACAGATTCACCTTGCTTCCGAACACGGAATCATCCCAAAAGAGATTCTTAAGAACATTAAGATAACTTCTGAAGCGTATTCTCTTCAATCAAGAGAGCATCAGAAGGAAGCGGAGATGAACAATGTGTACCATTCAATGGGTGTGAAGTCTATTCAGACAATTCGCTCCGAATTAGGTCTTGATAACGATACCGAAGCATCAAACTTCATAAAACCAATTGTTGACGAGAAGAAGGGTGCAACGGAAATTGATCCGATGAATCCTTCATCAAGAGTTGAGTCTGGAAATGCTACCCAAGGCATTGGTGGTGGCGAGCAAGTTCAAGACTCCGCTCTCAATGGAGCCCAGATCGCAAACCTTGTCGATATTATTCATCGATGCTCTATCGGTGAGATTCCGATGGAAAGTGGCAAGGCGATTGCGAGAGCATCCTTCCCTGCCATCACACCTGAGATCATCGATCTTATGTTTCGTGATGTAGTGGTTAAGATACCCGAACCAGTACAACCTGTGTCAAGTTCTTCAGCAGAAAAACTTGACTCGACTGAACCACCACCAAACCTTCCCGCTGCAAAAGCACCAAAAACATCGACTGTAACAGGATAATTGTTGACAACACTAGACGATTGGATGTAATATCGTATTATGAATGCCGTCATCGAAAATAAACCAGGTGTAGTTGACCGAAACAAGTGCATTGTTTACGGTGTAAAAGTCCTTGGATTTAGCTCAATGAATGGCAGAATCTACGATCCAAAAGCGATTCGTGATGCGGTTCCGCTATACGAAAACGCTCCAGTAAATAAAGACCACAAAACCGAAGCACCTTTGTTTTCTGATCGGCTAGGATGGCTTCAAAATGTCCGTTTTACCTCCGAAGGTTTATACGCTGACTTCAGATACAACCCCCATGCTGATGGGATTGATTCGTTTTTGTGGTTCGCAGAAAATAATGGCCTCGGTGATGTAGGCTTTTCCCATCTCGTTAGTGGAAAATCGATTCCAGATCAAGATGGTACAGAAAGAGTTGTCCGAATCGACAGAGTAAGATCGGTGGATCTAGTTGCTAACCCTGCAACTACCACCACCATTTTTGAATCCAAGGAGACTGCAATGAAAAATGACAAAATGATGACCGAAGAAAATCCTGTCAAGGAAATGTATAAGGAAGAGGTTCCAGATGCTGCACCCGCACAAGAACCAACTGCTGAACCGACTTCGGAAGAACCAGCTTCTGATATGCTCAAGAAAATTATGGAAATTTGCGTTGGCCCAGGTGAAGGTTCGGCAAAAGGCAAAATGATTCTTGATCTTATTGCTGCTGCAACTGGCCTCGGTGGTGATATGACCGCTGAAACCTCAGATGTAACAGGAAATCCTACTTCTGGAACACCAGCACAAGCTAAAGTTGATGATACTGAAGAAGATCCAACCGAAGATGAACTTGAAGAATCTTTAAAAGAACTTGAAGACCTTCGCAAGTGGAAGGCCGAAAAACTCAATGAAGAAAAAATATTCTCTCTGCTTAAAGAGAATAAATTGGAAGCAACCCCTGTGTTTGTAAAGCAACTTTCCGCTATCGGTGAAACGATGTGGGCAGAAGCGATTGAAGACAGGAAAAAGGTTGCTCTTGTTAGAGCTAGTGTTAAGCCAGTTAGTTCGACTGCAATCCAAGGCGAGTCGAATTATCAACAGTTCCGTGAAAATGTCCTTGGCAAGTAAGCCATCATTAAGGAGTCCTATCAATGGCGATTACTTACAGTTTCAATGCGACTAATCCTGTGGTGGCTCCCGTTGCCACTAACAAGGCGATTCATGTTGGCGATCTAGTAGCACTATCTTCCGGTAGTGCGATCTCCGCTCTTGATTTTCCTTGGGATACCAATTTGGCAACCACTCAAACTGCGTTTGCAAGTGCTTTCCTAGGTGTGTCAGGTCAATTAAAGAGGGCAGATATAGCACTTGTGTACGGTAACTCGGTAGCCAACCAGATTCGGGTTGATTGCTCTGGTATCTACGCTGGTGATTATACTGGTTCCGCTCTTTTAGTTGGGGATTTTGTTGGCCCCACTTCCGTATCTAATGTTCTTCAGCCTCAATCCTTGGTTAAAGTTGCTTCCGCTGCTTTAGCTATCGGTCGAGTTGTTGAAGCCCTTGCTGGTACTGGCGTAGTAAAATTCCAATTGTTGTCTAGTCAAAACCCTGTGGCCCGATAATCCACAACTTTTTAAGGAGATTAGTATGAAGAGTCTAGGTAAAAAGCTGAAGGAATTCGGCCAACAAAATGGTTTGGCTAAAACCAAGCAGTTCTTTTCGGAATCTATTTCTAAAGGTGATGTTGCGGTAAATCGCATCTCCCTTAGAGGTCTTGCAGAAGGCATCATGGGTGACGATTGGGCCGAACAGCTTAATCGTTTCAATGGGCCTGAACGAACCTTTATGGAAGCAACCGAAGCAGTTGATGCTTCTAACTTTGCTGCCATTACTGGTCAGATTCTGATTACCACTGTTCAAGAAAAATACAAATTGGCATCATTCATTGGTGACCAACTTGTATCTACTATCCCTGCTGGTCAGAACCTTTCAACCGAGATCATTCCTTGGTTGTCTGATATCAGTCCTTCGCCAGAAGTGGTTCAACCCGGTATGCCTTATCCACAAACCCAGTTCTCTGGTAACTATGTACGACTTCCAGCCATTGAAAAGGTTGGTAGAATCTGTGCAATTACCGCAGAAATGATTTATTCGGACAAGACATCCCAAGCTTTGGCATCTGCCGAATCCGTAGGTACTTATTGCGGTCTAGTTCGTGAAGAAAGAATTCTTAACACGGTACTTGGCCTAACAGGTAGCTATGTGTACGGTACTGCTGCTGGTGCAGAAGCTACTCTGAATACCTATTCAGCAACCGCTCAAGCTGGCATGACCTTTGGTTTCATCAATAAGGTGACTTCTTATGCGTTGAGCAATTTTGCTAGCATTAATACGCTGGAACAATTGTTCTACCAGATGAAAGACCCCAATACTGGTAAACCCATCGATATCTTTGGCCCTGGTATGCAAATGCTTGTTATGCCTTTCCAAAAGTATACTGCTTCTAGGATCTTGAATCCTCAGACGGTTACCAAAAATGGGCCTTTTGCCACTTCTGGTGATGTTGAGCAGTTGGAAAGTCCTAATCCGCTTGACAACAACTATGGTCTTCTCACATCCGCTCATGCGAGAAACCTGTTGGTAACTAGCGGTATTGCTGCTGCCACAGCAGACAAGTATGTTTACTTGGGTAACTTCAAAAAGGCTTTCGTATGGCGTGAAGCCAAGCCTATGGAAGTTGTCCAAGCTCCAGCTAATAACTGGGCCGAGTTCAATCAGGACATTGCAGTTGCCATCAAGGCTTCTTGGTGGGGTTCTGCTGGTGTTACTGATCCTCGTTATGTTGTTCAAGGACTCCCTGCTTAGTCCTACCTACCCTGAGGTTGGGGGCCAGTTCTTGGCCCCTAGCTTTCTTTTTAAGAGGTTATTATGCCAACTCCAGCCGAAAACCTCCTGACTATAAGAGACAACTACATAAACGCATTGGTGGCTGATTCTGCAAGCCCTCAACCTTCTTATTCATGGGAAGGTGTTGCTGTTTCTAGAACAGAGTGGAGGCAGCAAACCTTGCAGCATATTACGCAAGTAAACAAACTTCTGACTTATGTGAATCCGCAAACATACAAGACACAATTCATGTAAGAGGTGTGTATGCCTACGCTAAATTTGTCTCAGGAATATCATGTGTTTGATAATCCAGAGGTGCTTAATTTAAAAAATGTAGACAATTCTACCGTCACTACAAATTATGGATTTAGAAGAGCAATGACATTAGCTTACACCGATCAAAGTGGTGTGGCAAAGATTGAAAACATTACAAGATTTTTAGTATGGAAAGCTAACCTTAGTGGTTTCAAGCCCATGATTGATTGCGAAATAACGGATGTTAATTCGGTTAAGTATTATGTCAACCAAATTGATAACTCTGGAAACAGAGAGTATTACGGACTTGATTGCACTCAACAGAGTTAAACATGAATAACAGAATATATCGCAAGCCAAGACCGATTATGGCAGCTAATGCAGCAGATCGTTACACTACGATCATGGATACTGTTGCAGAAAAGCTAGTGGATTTAACTTACACCGTATACAAGCGTAAGGGTGCGGTTATAAGGGAATCTGATTCATTCCCATGTGTAGTAATTGCACCTTCAGAAGAAGGCGAAGAATTAGGAATAGAAGCCTTTGGTGGAATATCTGAGTACATATATTCAATCAGGGTTTATTACATTCAAGAATATGCAAGGGATCTAGTGTATACGGATCTTGATGATAGGTACAAAATTAGAAAAGAAATTTATCAGATAAGCCAATTTCCAGCTTCGCTTAGTCCATCACGAATAAGTATCAAAGGTATTCAGCCGTTTTCTGTCAATAGCAACCCGAATACAGTTTACAATGTTACTGGTTTTAAGGTATCATATGGATTCATGGAACAAGGTTTAGTTTAATTTAAGGAGTCAAACATGGCAGCAGTAGATAATATTTTTCTTACTGGTAAAGTAGCTAGTCTTTTTATAGAAAGAACAGACACTTTAACCCCAGTATTCCTTCCCTGCACATCCGTTACTATTGCTACAAAAATGGATACTCCAGATGCAAGCAATTATAATGGATTAGGGTATACAATTCTTGCTGATGGGATTCAATCGGCAGAAATAACTGTTGAAGCAGTTTATGATAAAGAAGAAATGCCAGTTATTTTCGCTGGTATGAAGGCTAATTTAAAGCTTTCACAAGATGGCAATAGAACAGCATTTTTAGCAGAAAATCCAACAGCGACTCAGTCGACATTGACCACAAACGAATATCTTGCTGCTGCTAATGCTGGTGCAGACTTTTTGTTTGAAAATTGCACAGTAACCCAAGTTACTTATGATGTTGCCGTAAAAGATGTTCAGAAGGTAAAATTGACTTTGATACCTTCTTCAACCCCTACCGTTAATTTTGCTGACTTCTCAGTATAATTTAAGGAGTTTTTAAAATGTCTATTCTTTCAGGTCGAAACGGAAAAGTTTTTCTTTCTGGTATAACAGATCCTCTTCCAGCGACAAATATTTCTGTAAATTCAAAAGCAGAAGTGATTGATACTACAACCTTTATTAATCAAGGTTTTGACTCTCATGCCATTGGTATGTATTCAGCAGAGATAACCCTTGATATTTTAGAAGTTGTTGGTGGATACGGATTGAAGCAAGGTTCTGTTGGATCTATTAGTATTGGTGATGGAGATGATCCAGAACAAACAGTAACTATAACTAATTGCGTTATAACTTCGTTGAACTATACAGCAGATGCAAAAGATGTTCAAAAAATATCTGTGACATTTGCTACATATGGCGAGTTTGATTTTAGAGTTGGTCCTGTTGCCCCTTAATTTTTGAAAGGAAGCATTCATGTCAGATACAGTTGGTAATTTGTTAAATTCCAGCGGTGAAGGGTCTTTGACCATTGAATACAATGGGAAAAAATACACCGCTGGACTCATTACACAAAAAGTTAAAGCTGAATTTGAAAAGAGAATGGAGAAGAAAGCTCTCGATTCTATCTTCTCAATGAAAGACAGGTTAGAACCTGTTGAATTCCGTGAAGCAATTTCTTCTGTAACAAGAGATATTGCGAGCGGAATTTATTCATTTGGTAGTGAGAATTCTATAGCATCTTTGTCAACTCCATCAGGAGCATTGGCATTCGCATCTATATTGTTTTCAGCACCTGAGAATGAAGTTCAAGATATCATGCTTGCTGAAAATGACAGGTTTGAAGCCGTAATGGAAATAGTTCGGGATAAATCATTCCCAAACGGCAAGAAGGTGTAGGTGAGGGTTCTTTTAATCCAAAAGAACCAATCCCTCCACCTAATTTAAAAACCTACTATGTTAATTTGATGGATAAGCCTTATCTCCTTCGGCCTTGGGAGATTGAGAAGTTGACCGATAGGCAGATAGTAGAACTTTATTATCGGAGAAGAGATGATAAGGGTATTCCTGTTAATATTCCTGATGAAAAGCATGAATGGAATACTAGAAAGAAAATCGTTCCTATTGAAGATATGATGTTGCAAAAATGCCTTAGTTTTATGAAAATGGGAGCATCATTAGGGATGAGTGAAGCTAAGATGAAATCATCTTGGATTAAGCAATTTGGAAGCTTACCACTAGGGATAAAATAATGGCAGATATTCCATTAAAATCAGATGACGAGATGACAAACGATCTGGTTGGTGCGGTGGAAAATATTGCCCAAAGTGTTAAGGCGGGATCGAGGGATTTTACCAAAAGCTTTACTGGTTTGACTACGGCAATCAAAAGGTTGCAAACAACTCTTGTAAACGCAATCAAAGCAATAAAAATTCAAGTAGTATCAAAGCCCGAAAAAGTTCAAAAGCCAGCGGTTAAGGACAAGCCTACATCAACTAAAGAGGTTGTAAAAGAAAAAGAAACAAAGACGGAAGTAAAGCCAGAACCAAAATCTAAAGCTCCTAAGATAGAAGCAGCAAAGGTAGATGTTCCAAAGCAACCTAAACAACCAAAAGTTGTAGATCCAGAAGTAGAAGCAGAAAAGCAAAAAGCAAAAAAGCAAAAACAAGAAGATGCTGACCTTAGAAGTCAGAAGTTAAGGGATCAAGCAAAAATAATTGCTTTGCGTTTAGAAGAGGCATTAAAGCCAAAACCAGTCAAAGAAGCAAAGCCACCAAAAGAACCAAAGGCGGCAAAAGAGCCTAAAAAAACAATTGATCCTCAAGAAAAAGAAAGAATAGTAAAAGAAAAGGCCAGAGAAAAAGAGATAGAAAAAAGACAGGAAAAAGTTAGACCAGTAAAAATTTCTTCTTTGATTGAAGGCATCAATCAAACCGGAGATGCTTGGTCTAAGATGATTTCTGGCGTTAGGGATACTGTAGCAGACATTGATAATGCTAGAAAAGCAGAAGAAAAAAAAGTTGAAAAAGCCGGTAAAGAAGGAACTAAAGAATTTGTTGGGCCTTTAAAAAAAGACTTTGAAGAAAACGAAAGAAAGAAAGTTCTTCCTACTGGGCCTGAGTTTGTAGGCCCATCAAAAGATTTATTTAATAGGGATCAAAAAAGACAAAAAGACGAAGAAGAAGTAAAAAAGCTTGGAAAAGAAGGAACAAAGGCTTTTGTTGGGCCTCCTAAAAAGCTTTTTGAAAATGACGAAAAATTTACTGCTGATGCAGCAGCACAAGCGATTGCTGATGCAGCAGATGCTGCTGCCAAAGCTATTGAAGATGCAGCAAAAAGAAAAGAAAAGGCAGAAGAAGATGCAGCTAAAGCGGAAAAAGCATTAAAAGATTATTTTAGAAAAAAAGAAGAAAAAAAAGCAGAAGAATCTGCAAAAGCTGCAAATGATTTAATTAAGCAGCAAGAACAAGCTGCAAAACAACTTGAGCAAGCTAATCAAAGAACCCAAAAAGAACTGGATTCGATGATCGCTGGCTTTCAAAGTTTAAGTCCTTTGTTTAGAGGCCCATTAGTTAGCTATGGCT